TACATTCTATGCACCTGACGGTACTAATTTAACTGATGATGCAGGTATAAGATCTCAGTTTCAACAAGCTATAGGTAAATATAATTTAGAAGCTCAACTAGAAAAACTAGCTCGAGACCCTAAAGCTATTGCCTCTATGAAACTTATGAGAGCTGATATACGTGCCGGTAAACGTGCAGAGTATAATGCTAGAGATTACTACCATAATATTATGATAGACAGAATGTTTAAAGAAGTTAGAAGACTAGCTTGGAATGACATTAAATATAGACAAGATATTATGGCTCTAATTAGTGAGCAAAAAGAGAAAAAATTACAACAAGAATATAAAAAATCAGAATCCAACAACCTTCTTACAATGTATAAGTAATGGCAACAACTTTCGTAGACTACACAGGAGACGGAAACGCTACGAAGTCGTTTTCCTTTCCTTCCATAAAAGAAGCAGATATTAAAGTGGATGTCGATGGTGTTACAAAAACATCAGGCAACCACTATAATATAACAAGCTATACAACAACCGGTGGTGGTAACGTAGTATTCACTTCTGGTAACATACCGGTTAGTCCGGCGTCTATACGTATTCGTAGAGACACAGATGTAGACTCACCTAAAGCTACATTTACAGCAGGGTCATCAGTTAAAGCAGGCGATCTTAACAACAACATGACACAGATTCTGTATGCTGCACAAGAAGAACAGAATCAAACTATAGTTACATCTGATTTAAAAGATGGTTCTATAACAACAGCTAAAATACAAGATAGTAATGTAACAACAGCTAAAATAGCCGACGCTAATGTTACGACAGCCAAAATAGCTGACAATGCTGTGACAATGGCAAAGCTAGGTAGTGGTGCATTACCTACAGATATAACTGTAGCAAGTGCTAACATTACAGATCTTTCTGTAGCAACAGCTGATATTGCAGCAGACGCAGTTACAGGAGCAAAGATAGCCGATGACTCTATTAACTCAGAGCATTATGTTGATGGTTCTATTGATACTGCTCATTTAGCAGACAGTCAAGTTACTGGAGCCAAAATAGCTAGCACAACTATTACAGATGCAAAGCTAGCATCTAACTCTGTTACAACATCTAAAATTACAGATGCAAACGTAACAACAGTCAAGATAGCTGATAGCAACGTAACACTTGCCAAGTTAGCTAGTGACTTAAAACAAACAACTATATCTGATAGTGATACTCAAATACCTACATCAGGAGCTGTTGTTGACTATGTAGCTGCACAACTAGAACCATTTGGTGGTTTTGAAGCTATAGCTAATGAAGTATCATTTCCTAATACACAACCAGTATCTGGTGTTGCTATTTCTATAGCAGACGCCGGAGGAATTGTTGTAAATGGTAGTGGTACAAGTACAACAGGTAGAACTGTAGGTGGCTCTACTGTAACAATTAACAATATAGCTTCTAACTTTAATAGTTCTACTGTAGCTAATGGTATACGTTTTATTGTAACGTCTACAGGTAGTGGACAAGTATACAACTACCACAAAGCTACACTAAAAGAAGATGACCTTGTAAGTCTTAGTGGTGATATAAATGACTTCTCAGAAAGATATAGAGTTGGTTCGTCGAACCCTACAAGTAATAACGATGCTGGTGATTTATTCTATAATACTGGTACAAATACATTACTCGTATATAATAGCTCATCTGGTGCGTTTGAAGAGACACAGTCAGTTGGACAATTCTTTATAAATACAATATCTAGTTCATCAGGAACTGGTGGAGGCAGTGCAACATTTAATGGATCAGCTTATAGATTTACACTTAGTAATGCAGGCACAGTTGCCGAACAACATCTTGTTAGCATCAATGGAGTCATTCAGAAACCTAATAGCGGAACCAGTCAACCCAGTGAAGGCTTTGCTCTTGATGGTGCTGACATCATATTTGCTGCCGCTCCTTCTAATGGTGCTGATTTCTTCATCATTACAATCGGGTCAACAGTAAATATAAATACTCCAAGTGCAGGCTCTGTATCTACAGCAACTATTGCTAGTGGTGCAGTTACTACAGATAAAATCGCAGATGACGCAGTTACTGACGCTAAGTTAGCTAACTCTATCAATACAGCTATAGCAGCGAACACAGCTAAAGTTACTAACGCTACTCACACAGGAGATGTAACAGGTTCTACAGCTTTAACACTAGCAAACTCTGGTGTAACTGCGGGCAGCTACGGTTCAGCTACAGCTATTCCAGCGATTACTGTTGACGCTAAGGGACGTATTACAGCAGCATCAACAAATGCTATCAATACTTCTACTATACCAGTAGCAGATGAGTCAACAGACACAACTTGTTTTCCTGTATTCGTAACTACAGCTACAGGCGACCAAGCACCAAAAACTGGTAGTAATTTAACCTTTAACTCTGCAACAGGAGCTCTAGGTGCAACATCTTATACAGGTGACGGTAGTAACTTAACAGGTGTAGCTTCGGCGGTAGCTGACGGGTGTATCTATGAAAACTCACAGACTATATCTAACAACTACACAATAACCACAAACAAAAATGCTATGAGTGCAGGTCCGATTACCGTAGCAAGTGGTGCAACATTAACAATACCTTCGGGTAGTACATATACAATAGTTTAATGGCAATACAAATAAATGGGGATGGTACTATCACAGGTATTTCTGTTGGTGGTTTACCAGACGGTATAGTAGATACCGATATGATAGCTGCAAATGCAGTAACAGATGCTAAATCTGCAATAACAAGTGGTAAAGTTTTACAAGTACAAAGTGTTGAGAAAAAAGATGTGTATACAAAACCTAGTGGTACTTCTTTTGTTGATGTAACAGGTTTAAGTGTAAATATTACACCTAGTTCTAGTTCAAATAAAATATTAGTAATGTATGATATGGCGTGGAGCACTACTGCTGGACATTGTAGTTGTAGATTAATGAGAGATAGCACAGCAATCAAAGTTGGTAATCAAGCTGGAAGTAATAAACAGCGTGTAACAGGACAGATGCATTGGGGTGGAACTAACGATGAATACGATCTTGAACAAGTATCAGGCACTGTATTAGATTCTCCTAATACTACAAGTCAAGTAACTTACAAAATGCAAGTTGGAACCCCATATAGCTCAAGTTATAACCTTACCGTTAATTATCATAACGAAGGGGGCGATCATTCTTGGATTGGTAGAGGATCATCGGCAATAACAGTAATGGAGGTAGCAGCATGACATTAAAATTAAATGGTTCAACAGCTGGTTCAGTGTCTTTAGACGCACCAGCTTCTACAACAGGTAATGCTGATCTAGCATTAACATTGCCTGTAGCTGACGGTTCTAACGGACAGTTTTTACAAACAAATGGTAGTGGTGCATTAACTTTTGCAACTCCAACTGATACTAATACTGATACTAAATGGGTATACGGAACTGCTGCTGACTACGATCAATGGGGATCTACTACAGATGTAGAGTTCAGTGGTTGGCCAACTAATTGGCAACAGATACGAATTAGCTTTATAGATATTAGTATAAACGCTAACGCATACGTTCAATTCTTTGTATCAAAAAGTACCTCTACTTCTGCCAGAATTACATCAGGTTATGAAACTACCTCTGGATATTATGGTAGCGGCACAAGTATTAACAGTACTCAAGATATGGGAAGATTTCAAGGTACTGGTTCTAGTGCTTACAGCATGAATGGTTATATTAACTTTTTCAAATTTAGTGGTGATAAAATTCGTTTTGAAGGACAGTTAGCAAACAAACAAGACGTATACTTATTTCATACTCATGGTTATGTAACCTGTGATACAACAGCACAAATGATTAGAATATTTGTCAGAGGTCAAGGTTATGCCTATGATTCTGGTAAATTTAAACTAGATTATTTAGCGGGGTAATATGAGTAAAATACAAACAAATACAATACAGCACACTGCAAACGGTGCGGCTGTATTTACATTACCACAGACAGATGGTAGTGCTGGACAGGTACTTACCACAAACGGATCAGGTGTTCTTAGCTGGACAGACGATCAAAAAGGTAAAATTCTTCAAGTTGGTAATACTACTTTAAATACCAGAACTACTCTTACTATGACAAACAAGTATCAAAACAACGATGCTAATATTTACTATATTACAGGTATTGATACTACTGTTACAACAACTCAAGCTAACTCAAAATTGTTAATTAGTGGTTCTGTTTCTGGTGAATTTAGTAATAGAGAAGATTTTTTTGGCTTTACACTTAGCTCAACTATTGGTGGAACAACTGCTCCTATTGATGCGTTAAGGGCTACAACTGATAGTACTTTTACAAATAGACCGCGGTATACATTTCTACCTACTATTGCTTATAACGCAACCAACAACGATTCAACACCTAACACAACTCAGTTTTCTAATTATTTGTATGCACCAGCTCAAGCAAGTGGTACAGCAATAACAATAAGGGTAGGTGTATCTTGTCATACAGGTGCTGGTGAAATTCTTTACATTAACCGATGTGTTAACAATACAACTAACGATGCTGATTTTGAACATACAATTAGTCACATGACAATTATGGAGGTAGCAGCATAATGGCATTAACACAAGTAAGCACTGGCGGTATTAAAGACGG